ATGATCATAATTTAATTCTTGCGGTTGCTGGTGTAGTTTCTGCTTTAGGTCTCAAAGAAATTTGGCAATTATTCAAACAGAAAATAGATATTAATGCCAAGAAAGAAGAAAGGCAAGATAATCTACAAGCAAAAGTAATTGAAGAGCTTAAAAACAAGATTGATGGTTTAGAAAGAAAGATTGATGAATTAATTACTGAAAACACACACTTAAGAATTAAGATTGCGAAGATGGAAGAAAGGTTGATAGTAACAGCTAAAAAAAGAAACCAGAACAAGTACAAAGATGAACAAGATTAAAGATACTAAAATAGGCAAGTTTCTTTCAGAAAAAGCACCAAATGTGTTAAAGGTAGTTGGTAATGTATTACCTGATAGTGGTACACTAGGAATTATAAAAAACTTAATAGATGGTGAACCTGATTTATCACCTGAAGAAAAAGCACAGATGCACGCACAACTAGTAGAGCTATATAATTTAGAAGTAAAAGATAGAGATAGTGCAAGAACTAGAGAAGTTGAAATGATGAAGGCAGGCGCACAGGATTGGATGATGAATGTAACAGGTGCAGTAGGTTTATTTGCATTTGTGTTTTTAATTATTGCAATAGTATTTATCACAGTACCAGAACACAATAAAGAATTAATGATTCACACTACAGGTATTGTAGAAGGTATAGTATTATCTATAGTTGGATATTACTATGGTAGCATAGCTAAAAGAAGAAATTAGTATATAAAGCAAAATTTTATTTTGTGAAAAACCACAATAAACGTTTTAAAGATACTAGCGGTAATCCACGATACAGATTATCTGAAGATGAAGCAAATATAATTTTCAAGTATAGAAGAATAAAACAAGAAGCAGAAAATTCAGGTATTAATCCTGATGATGTACATAGTGGATGGATAAAATCAAAAGAAGCTAGTTTATACTTTAAGAATCCAGACCATAAACAACAAGACCACAAGAAACTATTTAAAGAACTTATAGAAGAAGTTAAGCAGTATGCACCTTTTTATAATAAAATAGAAAGGCCTAAAGTAATTGAACCACATTTGTTTTTCTGTTGTCCGTCAGATATTCATATAGGTAAATTATGTAGAAGTTTTGTAAGTGGTGTTGAATATAATAATCAAATAGCTGTACAACGTACTTTAGAAGGCGTTAGAGGGTGTATAAAAAAAGCAGAAGGGTTTCATATAGACCAAGTTGTTTTATTGCTTTCAGGCGATCTATTGCACGTTGATGGATTTAGGACTACAACCAAAGGAACGCCACAGGATATGGACGGTTTGTTTAGTGATCACTTTATGATAGCAAAACGTTTAATGGTTGAGGTTATTGAAATGCTTTTAGAAGTTGCAGATGTACAAGTAATGTACACAAGTGGTAACCACGATCATATTACAGGATGGTTAATGAGTGAAGTGTTAAAAGCGCATTTTAGCTTATGTAGTAATGTTATGTGGAACAATGATTTAACTATGCGTAAATACTTTAAGTATGGTAAAACCTTAATCAGCAGTACACACGGTGATGCTATCAAATGGAATCTATTGCCTATGATAATGGCAGATGAATGTAAATGGTGGTGTGAAACTAAATACAGATATATGTTCACACAGCACGTACATCACAAGGTGCAAAACAAAAATGATTTTGTAGGTGTAACATTAGAATCATTAAGAAGTCCAAGTGGTGCTGATGCTTGGCACCATAAAAGTGGCTATCAATCAAGTTCTAATTTAGCTATAGAATCTTTTCTATTTCACAAGCAACACGGGCAAGTAGCTAGGTTAACACACCTATTTTAACATTTCATTGTTAATAAACTTTTTAATGTGTTTTGTAATTTGTATTGTAATTATATATATATTTACACTACAAACTTTAAAACTATATATTATGAAAGCATTTATTGAATTACCCATTATAAATAACAGCAAATACAAATTTTGTAGTCCAACTATTGAAGATTTAGGAGACGCATTTTCAATTAAGTGGGATTATCAAGCTACTTCTTGGGCTATACAGGGTAGATGGCTTACTTATGAAATATATGTATTAAAAAGTAAATATAATTTTGATGAAATCTGTGATAGATTAACAGCATTTATAAAGCGAGAATATGAAATATAATAAAACAAATAAGGGTGTGTAATAGCACCCTTTTTTTTAATAAAACAAACAACTATGAAAAATACTTTTGTATCAGATGACATAATTTTAAAATGCTTTAATATCAAGCATTTAACACCTAACACATTTGCAGATGTTGCACATAAATTGTGTGATAATAATAATTTAAAAAACCCATCAAGAAATGAAACGATCAAAGATGCTTATTTTTATTTAAAACATAATCATCCTTGCTTTTCTAAAGTTTAAAAATCAAAACATAAAACAAACAACTATGAAAACAATAAACTATACAACACGTACATTTTATGTACCAGCTAGTAAGATGGAAACATTACTAGAATTTCAAGAGAAATGCAGAGCCAATGGTAGAAAAAGCTATTCAGAGGTATTACTAGAACTAATGCAGCAGTACAATGGAAATAACTAAATACTACAAACACATTCAAGATATGGAAGAATGGCAAGCATATTATTATTACACTTCACTACATTTTAGATTACGTAAGATTATCAGGCAAGCAAACTGGAATAAGAATGTTATTACAAGGTTTGAATTAAACAACAATGACAAAGAAATTCACAGGCATAGGTTTGATAGATTACTAGAAGAACTAGAAGAAGTAGATAAGAACTGGAAAGAATTGCGTTATAATTATGATAGCAATAGAATAAATAAAATAAAACAACAATTAACTAAAATCAAAAATTATGAACATAAAACAAATAGCACAAAAGTACAACCTAAATAAAGAAGATTTTTGGGAACTTAAAAGAGGCACTAAATCAATGTGGATTATTACACACGATGCCTGCGAAAAAATAGCAGCAAAAGAAAACATTCAGTTTGGCGCACCTACAATCTTTAGAGATAACAACAAAGATATAGCAATGGTAGGAGATGCTAAAAGAGGTAATAAAGTGATCTGGAGTACAGGTGAAGCATCACCAACTAACTGCAAGGCACCATATCCTTTTGCAATGGCAGAAAAAAGATTAAAGGATAGATTAACACTTAAATTAATTAATGCATATGAATATGGTATCTATAGTGATGTAGAAGCTGATTCATTTAAAAAAGATTCAAAATGATACAAGATATAAATGATTTAAAAACAGAATGTGAAAAACTTTTAGAATTAATAAAAGAACAAAAGCAAATAGATGAACAATGGAACGAAGCAATCAATAGATTCTACCAACAAAAACTAGAAGATTATGAAAAAGAATAGATTAAGTTATAGCGCATTATGTGCTTTTAAGAAATCACCTAACCACTTACTTAAGTACTGGGAAGGTAAAACTAAAGTAACTGATGCTATGCAGTTTGGAAGTATAGTACACAAGCTGTTATTAGAGCCAGATTCATTTAATGATGATTATGCGGTATTTGAAGGTGCAAGAAGAGCTGGTAAAGAATGGCAAGAGTTTAAAGCTGCTAATGATAATAAACAGATTATTAAACTATCAGAACTAGATGATGCTAATGCTATAGTGCAGAATGCAATGAACAACCCTATATTTAATAAACTAATGCAGAACAAGGTACATACTGAAAAAGAAGTAAGGTGGAATCACGCAGGAGTTAATTTTAAAGGTTTTGTAGACCTTGAAAGCTATGTGGATGGTAAAACTATAGTATGTGATATAAAAACCACTACAGACGCTGGTAAAAGGTTTCAAAGAGATTTATTATATAATGATTACAAAATGCAAGCAGCTATGTATTTAGAAAACTATGATGATGTAGATTATTATATTATTGCAGTAGAAACTACTTCACCATTTAATGTTCAGGTGTATAGGTTAGGACATAATTTAATCTTGCAAGGTTTTGCAGAATATAAGAACCTAGTAGCAAAGTACAATGAATGGAATGGTGAACCTGTTGGCTATAGTGATGATATTATAGAAATAGAAGTAGAAGAACCTATATTTGATTATTAATTAAAAACAAACAACAATGAAAGAAAAAACAATATACTGTGGATCAGGAAAAGTAATGAATGAAAAGTGGTTAAAAGTAACCATCAATCCTGATAAACTAAAAGAACACATCCAAGAATACAATGGTAACAAGTTTATAAAACTTAATATCAATGTAAAGGATGAAGCTGATCAATATGGTAAAGATGTATCTATTAGTGTAGATACTTGGCAACCAGAAGAAAAGCAAGAAGCAACCACTAATGATTTACCATTTTAGCAATGATAGAAGAATCAAATTACTTATTGAAAAAGGGTTTCAGTATGTCAGTCATTCAAGGTTTATTAATGGAAGGATACACACTACCAGAAATAGCTAAAGAATTAGATATGAGGCCTGAAAGATTGGCTTTTGAATACAAACCTGTAAAAAAACACTTTAAGTATTTTGATTACATACAAGCACCTGATAAGGTAGGTGTGCCAATGAGTGCTAGCACATTTACCTTTGATGGTGTTTATACTTGGGATAGATTAACACAATCAGAAATAGAAGCATATAATAATTACAATCAAAAACACAAAGCATATTATGAATGATAAAATTAAAAACAAAATAAAAAAAGAATTAGATAATTTAACATTTGATGAAAAAGTTAAATATATAAATGATATAAAATTTTTTTTACATCAAAATAGTCCTTTTAAAAATGAACCTGTAGATTATGTTTCTTGGGTTAAATGTGAGGATGTAGTTTCAAATGATTACAACCCAAATAAAGTAGCGCCACCAGAAATGGAACTTTTAGAAGTTTCAATAATGAATGATGGTTATACTCAACCAATTGTTACTTGGGATAATCACGAAAAAAATAAAATTGAAGTTATTGATGGTT